TATTTCTTGCTAATGAAACTACATTTTCACGAAGAGTCGCAGAATCTAAAAAAGATTCATTAACAATCATATTAGAGTTAAATGCTGTAATATAAGTGTTATAAGCTAACGTATCAATTAAAACAGAAAAATTAGACCCCTCAAAGTCAAATCCCGTAAACGTAGAGTTAGCACGGAGATACTCTTTGATAGAGGTCTTTATTTGATCAAAATCAAGGTTTGTAAATTTAGTAAACGGCATTTTATCTTGTTGACTCTAAGAGAAATGAATATTCTTGTGCAGGAAATTCTTGTCCAACAATATCATAATATACCGTTACCTCAAAGGAATTCTCATTTGGTTGCGGATTAACCAATACTCTTACATCACTAATTCTAGGCTCAAAGTTATCTAATGCAACTTCAATTTGTTCTTGAATTGTGGAAGCAGTACCAAAATCAACAAAATTAAATAGACTATCATAAACATCCGAACCAAAGGTAGGATTAAAAAACTTTTCAGTAGGAATAGTTTGAACTATATTACGTACTGATCTACGAATTGCATCTTCGTTCTTTAATACCTTTAGATCATTTGTGATAGGATGAGGGATGAAGGATAAACTAATATCTTTAAATTCCCGTGAGACCCTTCGAATAGTCATTGAACAAGGTTTTTCTTTATTTATACCCAGTTCTTAATATTTACTTTCCTTGCCCTCTTCCTTTCTTACGAGCCGAGTTACGAGAGGTCGCCGCATACTTTGTATGTTTGCCATTTCCTTGACGAGTCTTCTTCGGGGGTGATTGTATAAAATCTCCACCACTAATACCACTGGTTGCTTTAGCCATTAATTTTCTGTGTAAATTTCAGTTTTAATTTGAGAGGAGTCTGGAGAACCTGTTTGATAAAATTCAACTGCGAAGTCCTCCATGCGATTCATATATTCCATTTGTGTAAGTGCCGTATATACTTCCTTACCGTCTATAAGGATTCTATATAACTCTTGTTTTTTCATGCCCTACTCTTACACGAGGATCGCACCAGATTTCGAAACCTGCGTCTTTTGCATCAAGACAGAAAGAAACATCTTCTCCACACATGTCTTGTACTTCGCCACTCTCGAAAACCTGCATCTTGGGAGCAAACCATGGATAAGGCATTCCTTCGTGCTCAAATACTCCATTCTTAATTAATAGCCATCCGAAACCTGTATAGTCTACTGTGAAAGGTTTCTTACGCTTGGATATACTTTCGATAGTCTCGTGATTCATCACTCCACCGTTGTTACGAAAATCATCCTCTTCTAACCAATGTGCTACAGAGGTAGTCTTACCATCTTCGGTACAATACCATCCACCTGCAATGTCTTGCTCCATAAGAACTAGTTGATAAAACTTCTCAGTATTAAAAACAATGTCAGAGTCAATCCATAATTGCCAATCATACTTAAGTTTTCCGTCCCATGGAATTTGATTTGGCCCTCTGAGAACATTTGCTCCAAGACACTTGCATCTTGCAAAGTTCACCATAGAACTATAATCTTGTGATATCTGAATACTTGCTCCATTCTGAACAAGATCAAAACAAAGTTGTACAAATGATTTTAAGAATGTATAAGATACTCCTCTACCTGGTAAACAAAATACTACAGATTTTCCTTTTACTAATTCTTTTGCTTTATCATAATCCCATTCAGCTGGTTTTGAGACTGTGGGAGTCTTTGCCTTTACTGTAAATCCTTTAGCCATAACGTTACGTAATTACAAGTCAATTATACTAGATTATATAGCAATTGTCAATATGAAGATTCTTCGTATTTCTTAGGGGGGTTTTCCGTAAGTTCTGAATATGTTAACTCTGAATTATAGTCTCTATTAAGTAAGGGCCATATAGTCTCAAACTGCCCTTCATTTAATTGTTTGAATATACAACGTTCCTTGAAATATATGTGATATTCCTTCATTATTTTCTTTCCTTGATAATGGCTTCACTACCATCAACGTTCCATTGTATTTGACTCTCTTCATATAAACTAAGTTCGTTGATAACCTGTTCTGGTATCGTTGTATAATACTCTCCACTTACTGTATCAATCTCTATCGTGGAAAAAATTTCCCCAAAATTTTTCATCATACTTGTAAATCCCTCGGTTGTTTTTATATAGCGAAAAAAATTCTTAGGTAAAGAGGAAAACACAGCTGCCTTGGGTAACACTTTGTAGGTTAGGGAAGTTGCCCTTTTTTATAAACGGGGGGCAACACGGCGGGGCGGCAACCCCCCAAACAACGGGGGGACTGTCTGATTCACGAACGCATGACCTAACTGGCAAATGCGACAAAGCGATCATTTTGAAAATTAGCATATGAAAATGCCCGTCTGTTCACAAGTTTGAAATATCCAAACCGACTGACCATGACATATCCCTCACCCTGAATCGGTTGAGGATCACCCATCACGCATGTCTGGAAATCTGATTCGTCTTTGCAACTCTGCAACGCTGCCAACTTAATCTCATTTACTGTATGCCAGAATTCAATCAACGACGCATCACATAAACCCGCCCACTCAAACGCATCGGAGTCTATGTCTTTGCCGTCACGGATAAGAGCATTAATGTTGAGTTTGATTTTCTTTGCTGTTCGCTCATCAACGAATTTTACATGCTCTGAAAGTTTCTTTGCATAGTCAACCAAAGTTTCAAGATCATTAAAAGAGTTCACACCCTCACCCAACGGGGCACCGTATTCGGAACGGATATATGCACGGGGTTGGACATACTTTACATGCTCACCACTTTCTAATTTCTCAGTAAGAGGCATTGCGATTGCATCACGCAAATCATTTACGGCGAAGTACTTTGTATGCGGTGCCATGATGATTTTGGCATCAACGGTTTCCTGGAACTTATAGGTTAGTGTGTTCGGTCTGTAATTCTTAGACCCTCCGAAACCGATAAAGTCACCCTGATAAATGTTCTTAGTGATTGGTAGGTATGCCATGCAGTGCATTAAGATTTTCTCTAATGCAGGTTTGTGAGCATAGTGCTTTTCAATATCGGAAGGGGTTTCACATATGATGATTTTCTTTTTATTAAAAACTGATTTGGTTCCTACGAACTGGCAACCCGTGGCAGGATTGCGACCCCAAACAATAGCGGGTGCACCGTCGATCTTAAGTGACAGAATCAACGGCATTAAAAAAGCATCCAAAACAGAAAGGTCGCCTGTGAGGATGCTGTCTTCGGGGTGTTCAATGTGAGTGTTTTTAGTCATAAAAACGAAAGTAGAAAAATGGATTGTGGTGTGGGGGGCGTAGTCAGTGCGTCCGAAGACCGTTGCTTAAATCCCCCACTCTTTAATAATACCAATAAAAAACCCCCTGTGGGGGTTGAGTGTGACAGTTTGAGTAATGGCTGGTCAGGCGATTTCAAGATGGTCTGCATCTATTAGAATCATGCCGTCCCAGAAATCCTTTACATCATCACGGAATGAAACGAACCAATTCCAATTCTTTTGAAAAACGCCACAACCTGGTTTGACTTCCTGGAGAATAGCGTTCAACCTTGATTTGGTTGTTACAGTCTCATATCCGCATGAACTGATTTTGACTGCCTTTAACGCATGGTCATAAGTCGCAATGCTGTGACCATGTAGAAAAACGGTTGAACAGTTTGTTGATTCATTGAATTCAACTCTGGTGTTATCCTTAGACCAGTTGCCCTTATTGGAAAGAGCGAAGTTCATTTGTCTTTCTATTTTACGCATAAGTGAAATCCTTTGGTACTCTTATAATATACCAATAAAAAAGCACCCTGTGGGGTGCGTGTGTGCCAGTTTGTAGAGTGGTCTACTTAGTGACTAATTCTACCAACTGTGCGTGATAGGGTTTGACTGTCTCAAATCCCTTAGTGAAATCCTTTAGAAGTTCTTGGATCTCAAAATTGTGGATTGCCCACCGTGTTGAAATATCCTTAAGATATTTTTGAGGTGAGATGAGACGTGCAGTTGATGGTCTCTTAAGTGTGGTTACTTTTGAGACTGCCTTGCCACCTTTAAAGGTCGTGACAGTTACCTTTTTAACAACTGGTTTTTTGACTGCTGTTGTTTTGGCAGTTGGTGAAGTCTTACGGGTGCGGGTCTTACGTGTTTTTGTAGGAGTGGCAGCAGGTGACTTAACAGGCATAAAAACGAAGTTCGTTTGTTTACTCTTATATAATAGCAATAAAAAAACCCCTGTGGGGTTTTAGTGTACAGTTTGTGAACTGGCCCTTAGCAATCGTTAAGGGGTGATCTCCCACGGTATGCTCTAAAAGGTCTCTGCAACTGCTCTTCCTTTTGAGCAAACTCCTGTAAGAAGTAATCCACTGTAAACTCATTCTCATTACAGAATGTTTCAATTTCAGAATAGATGCTTGCAGGGTAGTTTGTCATGTGAAAATCGGTAGGGTTGACGGTTGGGAAGTTCATTAGTAGTCTATGTCTGAGTTGAAGTATGCATCAACGTCAAACTTAGTCTC